AAAACTTTATTAGAAGAACAATATCGAGAGAAATCTGCTGCAGACAAAGAATTAATACAAAAATTAGAATTAAGAAATAGAGAACTTGAATTAATTGCTCCATCAATACAAGCATTATCTGAAATAACACATGACCCAGAACTTGTATTGAACAATCTTGTACCGAAAGATCAAATACAAATTAAGGATGGTCAGCCAATTGTCGTAGATGGATACGAACAATTGCCTGTAGCAGAATATGTCAAGACAAAACTTGAAAAAGAAAAACCATATCTTTTAAAAAATAGACAAGCAACAGGTGGAGGTGCACCTATATCAAGACCAAGTAATGATAATTTTTCAGAAGATATGTTGAAACCATTTTTAAAATCAAGTGAAGATATTACAGAACAAGGTCGTATTTATAAAACTTATGGTAAGGAAACTTGGCAAAAGTTGAGAGAAATTGCTAAAACACGTTAGTATATAAATATTAGGCAAAGCTACGCTAAGTCTCATATAGGGTTACGCCCATACCGTTAAATTTATTTTTGAACAAATGGCAGTTCTTAGGAGCGATATTATTGTTCCAGAGGTATTTACTCCATACGTCATAGAGCAAACAACTGCTCGAGATTCTTTTCTCGCAAGCGGTGTGGTTGCACCTATGGCTGAGTTAAATGCAACTGAGGGTGGTGATTTCGTAAATGTACCTTTCTTCTCTGCAAACTTAAGCGGAGACTTTGAGGTTTTATCAGATTCTTCTTCATTGACACCCGGCAAAATTTCTACTGACAAACAAGTTGGTGTAATTTTACATAGAGGTCGTGCTTTTGAATCTAGAGACTTAGCTGCATTGGCAGCAGGTTCAGATCCAATGGCAGCAATCGGTCAAAAGATCGGTGCTTACATTGCAAACCAAAGACAAAAAGATTTATTGGCTTGTCTTGATGGAGTATTTGGTGCTGTTCATACAACAGATTCCAACGCTGCATTTTTTGGTTTAACAATTGATGGTGAATCTGGCGATACACCTACTGGCTTATCACCAAGACACGTTGCAAAAGCAAGGTCAATACTTGGAGATCAAGGCGACAAATTAACCGCAGTTTGTATGCACAGTAAAGTTTACTATGATCTCGTTGAGAGAAAAATGGTTGACTATGTTCTTGCATCAGATGGAAATGGCGGTTCCGCAACAGCATCTGGTGGTACCATCACTGGGGCTTACACTGCAGGTAACGACACAGTACCAACATATTGTGGTCTAAGAGTAATCGTTTCAGATGACGTTTCTACCAATGGTTCAGGAGCTTCAACTGAGTACAGTACTTATTTCTTTACTGCAGGTGCAGTAGCTAGTGGAGAGCAAGCAGGCTTAACAACTGAAACTGACAGAGATATTCTGGCAAAATCAGATGCTATGGCAATTGACTTGCACTACACATATCATCCTGTTGGTTCTAAGTGGGCTGTTACTACAACAAACCCAACAAGAAGTCAGCTTCAAACTGTAGGCAACTGGTCGAAAGTCTACGAGACAAAGAACATTGGTATTGTTAGGGCGACTAACGTATCTACTCAGGACTAGAGGTAATTTATTATGCCATCTTTATTTGAGGTTACTGCTGGAAAACTTACTGGACCAACTAATGGTGGTTCTGTAACCCAAGCAACTAACAAAACTACTGGGGTAACACTTAATTCTGAATCAGGTGTTATTACTATGAATAATGCAGCTTTAGGTGCTGCTGCAGAAGCAACTTTTGAAGTTACAAACGACAAAGTAGCTGCTGCAGATATACCTTTTCTTGCTATCGCATCTGTAGGAACTGCTGGTTCTTATATTGCAGGCGTAAGTGCTGTAGCCGCAGGTTCATTTAAGATCACAGTTACAAACGTATCTGGTGGTTCTTTATCTGAAGCTCTTGTTATTAACTTTGGATTATTCAAAGGTTCTGCAAGTTAGTGGGAATATTCGCTTTTAAACGAATGAGAGAACAGGAGGCTACCAAATTGGTAGCTCCTGTACCTCAAACAAAAACAAAACGTAAGCCAAAAACAAAAACTAATGGCAATAACGATAGACGCAACAGTGGGGGGAGCATCAGCAAACAGTTACATAACCCTGTCTGATGCAAATACTATTGTGGAAGGATTAATTCTTGATGATGATGTTTCAGCATGGGATGGCTCTTCAACTGATAATAAAAATAGAGCTTTATTTACTGCTGCAGTTAGAGTCGACAGAGAAAGATTTTTAGGTGCAAGAGTAACAGATACACAAGCCTTACAATGGCCAAGAACTGGTGTCAGAAAACCAGATACTTATATAAACACTTACGCTACAGGTTTTCCATTTCGTATATCAACTGATTATTTTACAGATACAGAAATACCAGATCAAGTTAAAAAAGCACAAGTTATATTAGCAGTTTACTTGAATAACAACAGAGATGGTTTAGGATTAAGTGGTCTTGAAGATTTTAAAAATGTAAAAATTGGTAATCTTGATGCAACACCGAATTTTTATGGTTCGGTTGGTGCAGATAGAGTACCACCACTTTTCGAAAGATACTTTACTGGATTAAGAATTAGTGGACCCGGCAACATTGCTATTAAAAGGAGTTAAATTATGGGATACTACCCAGCCGCAATCATCATTACAAACACAGACACACATACTGGTCGTTTTGGCAAAGTACATTGTCTTACAGCAGCAGAAGCAACTTTCGTTTCAGAGAACCTTACAGAAAATGGTTCATCAACTATTAACGGAATTACTATGGGCGTTGCATCAGAAATTGAAGGTGTAATTACCAGTATTACATTGGCAAGTGGTCAGGTGATTGCCTACAGAATCTAATGGGTATTGCTTCATCACTAAGAAAAGTTGCCAGCAAAGGTTTATCTAAACTTGGTGGCAATATAACTATTAGGCAAATTACTAATGGTTCATATAACACTACAACAGGAGTAGTAAGTGAAAGCAATAGCGATACTGTTGTAAAAGCAGTTATAGAAAATATAAATAATGCTGAAGTAAATGACCAAATCCAAGCACAAGACAAAAAAATAACTATTTCTGCAGGTGATATTACTTTTACACCTACACCAAAAGATAAAGTATTGGTCAGTTCAGTTGTTTATAAAATTATTTCTGTTGTAACTAATGAACAAAATAATACTGCTATAACTTACGAATTATTAGTGAGGTCATAATGGCAAGACAAATAAAATTAGATCAAATAGATGATTTGATGGAAGAAGCAGTACAAAAATTAGTGAAGAAAACAACATTACAGTGGACTACTCTCTCAAAAAAAGCCACACCTGTTGTTAGTGGTAATTTGCGAAATGGTTGGAAAACTGATATACAAAAATTACAAGGAAGAATTATAAATAATGTTGAATATGCGGAACCAGTTATATATGGAACTGAATTACCACCAAGTTGGAAAGGTAGATATAGAACGAGAAAACAAACAATAAAAGGCTTTCCAGAATTACAAGCCAAACAACTTACAGTTAGTTATATTCCAAAAGAACTAAAAAGAATTATAAGAGGTATGTGATGGCTGCAACTGATTTAAATACAGTAAGATCTACTATTGAAGCTAGGTTGTCAACAGAACTTGCTAGTAGCCCTGCAATTCCTGTTGTATTTAGTAATCAGCCATTTGATGCTACAAGTAATGAAAGTTTTGTGCAGTGTGAAGTTAGTTTTGGTTCTGGCGAAATTACATCTCAAGGAGATCAAACAGATGCCAATACAATAGTAGTTGGGTTGTTAACTTTAAATATATTTACTGAACAGGGTATTGGCTCTGGTGGGAATTTTACTATTTGCAAACGTCTGAGAGACTTATACAATAGGATTACAGTTTCAGATGTTATTTTTGATGCAGTAGTTGGACCTGAAATACTTTCTCAACCACCTGAAGGTAAGTTTGTGACACAACTGCGGATAACATTTCAAACATACGAAGGACTTTAATTATGGCAAAACTTGAAATCACAGATGAGATGCTTGATGCAATCGAAGCTGTCAAAGGTAGAAGAAATGCAAATTATTGGGATCCAGAATGTAGAAAATATTATGAGGCACAACAAAATTCTCAAAAAGATGTGAAAAAGTCAGAAAAAGGTTAAACTTAAAACAAATATTCTTTTTTTATTGTCATGGCTACAGCAGTTAAAGGTGATGTAGGTAAAGTTATGTTCCATAATGCAGCAGGAACAGAAGCTGATGTTGCATCTACAAGATCTTGGTCTTTATCTATTACGAAAGACACAATGGAAACAACAAATCAAGGTGACACCTCAAAAACTTTTGTTGGTGGTCTTATATCTGGCGAAGGTTCTTGTGAGCTTTTATATGATACTGCTGGCAACTCTGATTATCAGTCTTTCATTGATGATGTTTTGGTTACTGGCGATGCTGCAGATGCCTTATTTGAGTTATTTCCAGATGCAGATACTTCAGCAAAAAAAATTAGTTTTTCTGGAATTATTACTGGCACAGAATATGGGGCAACTTTAGGTGAAATTCAAGTTATAACAGTTAACTTTATTACATCAGGTGCCATAACTTCAGCTATATAGTATATTAGGGTAATACAATTAATATCTTATGACAACAAAAAGAACAGTTGACATCATCACTGAATCTTTCAGTGATGTTATGTCTGCAAGACGTAAATATGTGCTTGAAACACCAACAGGTCAAAAGATAGATATATATTTTCCACCATTAACAAGATACGACAGACAAAAAGCACAAACTGCTGTTGGTACTGATGATGCACTAATGGTGTCTACACAACTACTTTGTCAGATTGCACAAAAAGAAGATGGGTCAAAAATGTTTGCTTTGGCTGACGCTATAGATTTACAAAGAATGTTACCAGAAAAAGTTTTAAATGATATTGAGTTATTTTTATTTGAACTAAAAATAGACGTTGAAACAGCAAAAAACGATTAAAGAGAAATAGCTGGCTGAACTTTGAGTTATTTCTCGCATCAGAGTTAGGCAAAACATTAACAGAATTAAGACGAAACATGACAGAGGAAGAGTTTATATATTGGGCTGCATATTACGAAAATAAATATGAGAATGAAAAAAAGATGCGCCATAGAGCAAATAACAGGTAAGATAAAAGAAATAGATTTTATAAGCTAAGTGGCTGAAAGTATTGTTACCTTAAGAGTTGACACGAGAAATGCTGTCAGTTCTTTAAATAATGCTTCTGCAGCTACTAATAAATTATCAGCCGCATCAAAAGGTGCTACAAAATCTTTAGCTGCAACATCTACAGCCGCAAAAGGATTAGGTACTGCATTTAAAAATACTGTTGCCCCATTGCTTGCTGTTGGCACAGCTTTATCTGTTTTAAATAGTAGTATAGGAACTTTTCTCGCAAGAGAAAGAGATGTTGCAATACTACAGCAAGGTTTAAATAATTTAGGTGCAAGTTCAATTGCTTTAAGACAATTGCAAGAGGTCGCCGATAAGTTTGGTAAAACTACTTTATTTAATCAAGAAGATTTTACAAGAGGTTTTAACTTATTAACAAGTTTTAGAAACATTGGGGTTGATGCTTACGAAAGAGTAGCTCAATCTGCGGCAGATATTGCACAGGTTAACCAAGTTGATGTCAGCACATCTTTCATGCAATTAGCAAAAGCATTGCAAGACCCTGAGAGAAATTTATCAAACTTAAATCGTTCTGGTATTGCATTTACCAAGCAACAGCAAAAAGTGATAAAAGAATTGATGAAAACTAATAGAGTTGCAGAAGCACATACAATGATTTTAGACATTGTAGATGAAAGCTATAATAAATTAGCTCAAGCTGCTGCTGTTGGTTTTGCTGGTTCTGTTGATACTTTAGGAGAAGAGTTCCGTGATTTTGGAGAAACTTTAGGAAAAGCTCTTATACCTGTAATTGACCCAGCAGTAAAAGGTTTAACAGCTTTACTAAGTTTTTTAAACTCAGAGGGTGGACAAGCTACAGCTATTATTGCAGGAATTACTTTAGCTGTTAAAGGTTTAGCTGTAATAATACCAATTTTAAAAACAAATTTATTAGCTGTTGGTGTATCTGCTCAAATTGCAACAGGAAGTCTTATAGGAACAAAAGCCACTCTTGCAGCTACATCCATAGGATTTGCAAATGCCACAGTTGCCGCAAATGCTTTCAAACTTGCACTTGTAAAAACTGGTATTGGTGTGGTTGTTGTTGGACTTGGATTTTTAATTGCAAAGCTATTAGAAGCCAATACTGCACAAAAAGAATTTAATGAATTGGTTAATGAAGGTAGTTCGGCAATGATAAATAGAGCTATTGCTGAAAGAACAAAAGAAATAGCAGATTTAAAACAAGAATTGCAAGAGGTAAATCCGTTGATGGATGCCTTAAATCAAAGTGCTTTTTTCAGTAAAGGAGGAACAGATCCACTTGGGTCTGAAAGAATACAAAAAAACATTTCAAAACTTCAAGAAGAAATCGCAAAACTTAAAGAAGGCTTACCTGCTGCGGAATCAAAAGATTTAACAGCTGAATTTAATATACAGCTTGAAGCTTTAAAAAAACAAAATGCAGAATTAACAAATGCAGTGCAAAAAGAAAAAATTATAGGACAAGAAAAGAAAAAAGAGTTTGATCTTGAACAACAAATTGCAGCAATTAAAAAAGAATTTGATGGTGAAGAAGAACAAAGACTTGTTTCTTTAGCAAAACAAAACCACGAATTACAAAAACAAAAAACAGAAATTGAAAAAATAAATGAAGCAACAAAAAAACAAGCAGAAATATTTGCAAAAATTGGAGATAGTATCGCAACAGGTATTTCTGATGCTTTAGTTGATGCTGTATTGCAAGCAAAATCATTGGGTGAAGCTGCTGCAGGTATTTTAAATAATATTGCAAGACAACTAATGCAACTTGGTATAAACACTTTATTGTTCAATGTATTTGGTGGAGCTTCAGGTATATTTAAAAACTTACCAACTTTTGCTGCTGGTGGTAGACCTCCTGTTGGTAGACCTTCAATCATTGGAGAGAAAGGACCTGAATTATTCGTACCAGATTCTGCTGGTACAATAATTCCTAATAGTCAACTTGGCAGTAGTAACAGTGGTAATGTTGTTGTTAATGTGGCTGTAGATGCTTCTGGTAGTTCTGTAGAAGGACAAGAAGAAGAAGGAAGGCAATTAGGTAGATTGATTGCAGCAGCAGTACAATCAGAAATAGTACAACAGAAAAGACCCGGAGGTTTATTAGCATAATGGCAACTTTTCCAGATATTAAACCGAGTTATGGAACAAGAAAAAATAGTGCACCATTTTCAAGAACTGTAAGATTTGCAGATGGTTATGAACATAGAATTGTTTTTGGATTAGCTGAAAATCAAAATCCTAAAACATATAACTTTACTTGGACTGTATCTGAAACAGATTCAGATACAATCGAAACTTTTTTAGATGCTCGTGCGCTTGATCAAGATAGTTTTGAATATACACCAGAAGGTGAATCTGAAAAAAAATTTGTTTGCGAAAGTTGGTCAAAGGGTATTCCATACAATAATAGAGCAACCATAACTGCTACATTTCGACAAGTGTTTGAACCATGAGTACAGCACCAATTATTACGGATTTACAAAAAGCAAATCCATCTGCAATTATTGAATTGTTTACCCTTACAACTGTAGCTTCGTTACATGGTTCGGCACAAACTTATAGATTTCACAATGGTACAAGCCTAAATAATAATGGTGATATTGTTTGGGCTGGGAATACCTACATAAAAATGCCAATACAGGCAGAAGGTTTTGCTTATCAAAAAGGTCAACTACCTAGACCTACATTAACTGTCAGTAATGCTCTTGGAACAATAACAGCAATTCTTTTAAATGTTAATGCTGTTACAACAGGAAACGATTTAACTGGTGCAACTGTAACCAGAATAAGAACATTAGCACGTTATATTGATGCTGTTAACTTTCCTGTAACAACAACAAGTACTACGACTACAGAAACAATCGCTGACCCCGCAGATGCCGAATCTGTAACCTACACAGTAACAGTAGTAAATGTAGGAGGTTCTAATATTTTTGCTATTAATGGAAGTAACAATCCTGTTCTTACAATGAAACGTGGATCTACTTATATATTTAATCAGGCAGATGCTTCAAATAGTGGACACCCTTTAGCAATAAAATCTGATGCTGGAGGAGCCCAAACTACAACGGTATCTGGAACTGCTGGAAATGCAGGAGCTACAGTGACCTATCAACCAGCATATCCTTCTGCTCCTAGTGATTTAAGATATTACTGTACAGTTCATGGAAACGGAATGGGCAATACAATTACAATGAATAACCCAAATACAACAACACAACAAACAACAACTACTTCTACTCAACAGGTCAATCCTTTAGGAACACCAGACCCTACAGCAGAATTTCCACAAGAAATTTATAAGATTGATAGAAAAGCAAGTGAAAATAGAGAAGTGGTTACTTTTGAATTGGCTGCTGTATTTGACCTAGCTGGAATACGTTGTCCGAAGAGACAATGTACACGAGCAGAATTTCCATCAATTGGTACCTTTATTGCATGAATTGGAAAGAAGATGCACTTAATCATGCTATAGAACAAGACCCTAAAGAATCTTGTGGACTCTTGTTAAATATTAGAGGTAAAGAAAAATATTTTCCTTGTCGCAATTTATCACAAACATCTTATCAATGTTTCATTATTGACCCAGAAGATTATGTGAGGGCAGATAATGCTGGCGATATTATTGCTGTTATTCATAGCCATCCAATAACTCCACCAATTGCAAGCCAATCTGATAAAGTGGCTTGCGAGCAAAGTAATTTAAAATGGCATATTATTAATCCTAAGACAAAACAATGGGGTTACTGTGAGCCTACAGGTTATAAAGCACCTATAATTGGTAGAGAATGGGCTTGGGGTGTATCAGATTGCTGGTCACTAGTAAGAGATTGGTACAAAGAGGAATTAAATATCAATTTAAAAGATTGGGAAAGACCTACAACTTTAGAAGAATTTAATAATGACCCAATGTTTGAAAGTTGTGCTTGGAGAACTGGATTTAGAGAATTAAGATCAGATGAAAAATTACAAAATGGTGATTTATTATTTATGTCAATTTTTACAAATAATTTAAACCATGTAGCTATTTTTTTAAATGGGGATGTTTTACATCATTTTACCGATAGACTATCTTGTATAGAGCCATATTCAGAATGGTTGTTAAAATGCACAGGCAAGAGGTTACGTTATGTTGCGTAAAATTAAACTGTATGGAGAGTTAGCTAAGTTTGTTGGTCATAAAGAATTTGAAGTTAAGGCAGATACATTAAGCCATGCTGTAAGTTTTTTAATAAATAATTTTACTGGTATTGAAGAATATATGAGTCCAAAATATTACCAAGTTAAAATTGGTAATTATGCAATAGATGAGAATGAAATACAGCATCCTATAGGTCAAGAAGATATACATTTTGTTCCAGTTATACAAGGTGCTGGGAAGGGTTTAGGAAAAATATTACTAGGAGGTGCATTGCTTGCTTTATCTTTTGGAGCCGGAGGTTTAATAAATATGAATGTTGCTTTTGGTAAAGGCTTTATTGCTAGTTTTAAGACGGCCAGTTTTGCCGCTAAAGCTGCATTTGGTATTGGTGCTGGCTTATTGCTTTCTGGGGTAAGTGATATGTTATTTCCTGTACCAGAAATGCCAGAATTTTCTAGTGAACAAGACCCTAGAATATCTTTTAATTTTAGTGGAACTCAACAAACAAGTAGGGCTGGAACTCCTGTTCCTGTTGTTTATGGTGAGATTTTTACTGGTTCTGTTGTTATAAGTGGTGCAGTAGATACTGAACAGGTGCAAGCATGACAAAAATTATAAGAGGTTCTGGTGGTCCACCTTCACCACCACCACCAAGACAACCAACTAGAACTCCTGATACTTTACATAGTAGGCAGTTTGCTACTTTTCTTGATCTTATCTCTGAAGGGGAAATAGAAGGTTTTGCATCTGCATCTAAAGAAGGTCTTACAAAAGGAACTGCAGCATATAATAATGCTGCATTAAAAGACGTTTTTTTAAATGACACACCAGTATTAAGATCAACTGCTAATTCTGCAAGTCCAGCCACAACTGATTTTAATTATCAAGATGTAACTTTTACTCCAAGATTTGGAACAAGTAATCAAACTAAAATATCTGGTATTGAAAGTAGTTCTTCTGTTATTGCTGTTGGTGTTACTGTAACAGCATCAAGTCCTGTAACAAGACAAATAACTAATACAGATGTAGACAGAATTAAAGTAACAGTAACATTTCCTCAACTACAAAAAGCAACTACTGAAGGCGATTTATTAGGTTCATCTGTTCAATTAAAAATATCAATTCAATATAACTCTGGTGGATATACTGATGTTATTACCGATACTGTAACTGGTAGAACCGCAGACGCTTATCAAAGAGATTACAGCGTAAATATAACAGGTGCATTTCCAGTTGATATAAGGGTTTCAAGAATTACTGCTGACAGTACAGATTCTTCTTTAATTAATGCTTTTCAATTTACAAGTTTTTCTGAAATAATAGATGATTCAAATACTTATTTAAATAGTTCATATGCAGCAATCAGACTAGATTCAATGCAATTTAGTTCTATTCCAAGACGCAAATATAGAATAAGAGGTGTAAAAGTTAGGATTCCGGGTGCTGGTGCCAACAGTTCAGGAACTCCAACTGTTGACAGTACAACTGGTCGTATAGTTTACCCTGATGGATATATATTTAATGGGGTTATGGGAGCAGCTACATGGTGTAGCTGTCCTTCTATGATTTTATTAGACCTTTTAACAAACAGTAGATATGGGTTTGGAGATCATATAACAGATAGTAATTTAGATTTATTTTCATTTGTAACTGCTAGTAAGTTTGCAAATACATTAGTTTCAGATGGTTTTGGTGGACAAGAATCTCGATTTAGCTGCAATGTGAACATACAAAATTCTGGTGAAGCATTTAATTTAATTAATGAATTAGCAGGTGTCATGAGATGTATGCCGATATGGTCGGCTGGTTCAATAAGTCTTAAACAAGATAGCCCTGCAACTTCAAGTTATCTATTTAATTTGTCAAACATTACAAGTGATGGCTTCAATTACACAGGAAGTAGTTTAAAACAAAGACATTCTGTTGTTTCTGTTTCATACTTTAATATGGACAGCCAAGAGATAGATTATGAAGTTGTGGAAGATGCTGCTGCTATATCTAAGTTTGGTTCAATAATAAAACAGGTAAAAGCATTTGCTTGTACAAGTAGAGGTCAAGCTGCACGACTAGGAAAAGCAATATTATTTGCAGAACAAAATGAATCTGAAGTTGTTAATTTTACAACTTCAATAGATTCAGGTGTTGTTGTAAGACCTTCTGCAATTATTTCTATTGCAGACCCTGTTCGAAGTGGTTTAAGAAGAGGAGGAAAAATTGCATCTGTTACTTCTACAACTGTAATCACTGTTGATGACTCTGCAAACACAGATTTACCTACAACAAATAATCCAACAATATCTGTAATTATGCCAGATGGAACAGTTGAGACAAAAGATATTAGTTCAATATCAGGTGCAACGATAACTGTATCTGATGCTTTTTCTCAAACACCAAATGTTAATGCAAATTGGTTAATACAAGATAACACTGTAGAAGCTCAGTTATATAGAGTCATTACTGTTGAAGAGGTGGATAGTATTAACTATGCCATAACTGCCCTTTCCTATGTAAATGAAAAATATGCTTTTGTAGAAGATGGTGCAAGTTTACCAACTAGAACTGTATCAATTTTAAATGAATTAAAAGACCCTCCAAATGCTTTACAGGCAGATGAAAAACTTGTGGTAATAAATAATCAAGCTGTAAGTAAATTAATTATTAGTTGGCAACCAGTTACAGGTGTAACTCAATATCAAGTTAATTATAGATTTAATAATGGAAATTATGTTTCTACAACAGTTTCTAGTCCTGATTTTGAAATATTCAACACTTCAATTGGTACTTATGATATTCAAGTTTTCAGTTATAATACTGCGTTAGAATTATCGGCAACATCAACTGATTTAACTTTTAATTCTGTTGGTAAAACTGCAGTACCATCTAATGTATCAGGTTTAACTGCAGAACCAATTAATGAGAAATTGGTAAGATTACGTTGGAATCTTGCAACAGATTTAGATGTTACACATGGAGGTAGGGTTTATGTCAGACATTCTCCTCTTACTAATGGTAATGGCACATTTTCTAACAGTACAGATTTGATTCAAGCATTAGCTGGTAATACTACAACAGCAGAAGTACCTTATTTAGAGGGAGAATATATTTTAAAATTTAGAGATGATGGTGGTAGATTTTCTGCAGGGGAAACAAGTGTAATAATTGATCTACCAGATAATCAAGCACCTTTAATTACACAAACAAGAAGAGAAGATACCGATAGTCCTAAATTTCAAGGCAGTAAAACTAATGTTGCTTTTGATGCAACCACAGATACTATAAATTTGGTTGGTGGTGGTACATTCGATTCAATAACAGATTTTGATGCTGTTGGGTCACTAGATGATTTTGGTGGAATTGTGCCAGAAGGTACATATGACTTTGGAGGAACAGCAGGCGGTACAACTTTAGATTTAGGTGGTGTATTTAGTTTGGATTTAAAACGTCATTTCTTAACAGAAGCATTTTATCCTTCAGATTTATTTGATTCAAGAGGTTTAATTGATGATATAAGCGATTTTGACGGTGCAACAGCAACAGAAGTTAATGCTGAAATGTTGGTCAGAGTAACTCAAGATAATCCTTCTGGTTCTCCAACTTATACAGCATTTCAAACATTTGCTAATGGTACTTACAAAGGTAGAGGATTTCAATTTAGAGCAAAGCTTACAAGTAATGATGTGGCACAAGATATCAAAGTTTCTGAGATAGGTTATACAGCATCTTTACAGAGGAGAACAGAACAAGGTAATGTAACAGCAAGCGGAACAAGTGCAAAGGCTGTTACGTTTACTAATCCATTTTTTGTGGGAACTTCGTCTTTGCTTGGAGCAAATACTAATTTACCCTCTGTTGGTATCAATGCTCAGAATATGGCATCAGGAGATTTCTTTGAAGTGTCTGGTGTAAGTGGAACTGGTTTTACTGTTCACTTTAAAAATTCATCTAATGCTTCGGTTGATAGAAATTTCACATATCAAGCTGTCGGATTTGGTAAAGGAGGGTAGAATGAACACAATGTTAGTTATTTAAAATGGCAGAACATGATTTTATAATTGATAACGGAACAGGTAGTGCTGTGAGAACAGATTTAAATAATCTGTTCCAAGCAATAGCTTCTAATAATAGTAAATCTGGTGCGTTAACAACTAATTATGCTTACCAATGGCATGTTGATACATCTGATGGAAATTTAAAGATAAGAAATGCAGCAAATAATGGATATGTAACTATTGGTCCTGTTGCAACAACAAACTTTGGTCTTGCACCTCTTAGTGGTGGGACTTTCACAGGAAAAGTAATTCATAACTATACGTCTAGTTTAAATATTCCATCTGGTACGACAGCACAGAGAGATGGAAGCCCTGCTGTTGGTATGTTTAGGCATAACTCAACATTAAATCAGTTTGAAGGCTATAACAATGGTGCTTGGGGTGCGATAGGTGGAGGGGCTGGCAGTACTGGAGGCGGAACTGATGAGGTGTTCTTCGAGAGCGACCAAAATGTAACAACCAGTTATACATTAACGGCTAATAAAAACGCACATACAGTA